TGCTCTAGAACGTCAGAAGAATATGAATGAGGTCGGCCGTTTTCTAGAAGAAGGCATCTTACAGGCTGTACGGAATCTGCTTCCGGTCAAGTCTATTCTGCGCGAAAGTCTACAAGAGGACGATGACGATGGCGTTGAGATCTCAAACACACCGATCAAAGAGGATACTAAGGATGACTTTGCTACAGGAGGAGGTCTAGATCTATCAGGCACCACTCTTGATTTATCGGGTAGCTCACTTGGGCAAGATACAGCGCATTCAGTATCTGTGCCGTTAGTCAAGATTCCTGAACTCCCCGCACCCGTTGCCACAGGACAGATTACGCAAGATATCTCTGGAGTTGTCCTACCGCCCACGAATGGCCCAATTGTTGAGAAACTCCCTGGCTTACCCTTAGCAGCGCAGGTAAATCAAACCAATCAAACATTTGTAGTTGACACTGAAAAATCTGTAGATTTCACGGGAATGGATACAGTGTTCGGTGCTGAAGGCCAGGCAGAAGTTAGACCGATGATTGAAGAAAACCAAGAAGAGGAATTTGATGTATCAGATACAGCTGAAAACCTAGATCTAAATGATTTTGAGGATCTGGACAATCCGATTGGATCTAGTACGCCGCTAGGAGCAGATGATTATGAGACTCTTTAGAGCGCGTCAAACAGTACGCTTTTTTTCTACCTCGGATGTCCAGAATGGACATGGAAATCTTCCTCTGGGCATTAGCGGGTGGAATGGTTGTTGCTGTTATTAGCGCCGCCGCAATTTATTCACAGAAGGAGGAAATGAATATGAAAAAGTTAAGTCGTGATTTTCTTATTGGTGCGGCCTTTACAGGCTTCTTCTATCCTATGATTCCCGAGACATTTCAGGAAATTCAGGGTACCGTTTCAAATGCAGCATCTGCCGTGTCTAAGGCGGCTACGTCTGCATCCTCTGCGGCCTTATCTGTAGAATCCGATGTTAAGATCGGTCCTCCTAATTTTTAAACAATATATAGAAATGCCTTCACGAGAGCGTACAATGAAGAAGCGTACAATTAAGAATCGTAAGACAAAAAAGCAGAAACGTGTACACAAGAAGCAGAGAGGTGGTGGCCCGAAGTGTCCAAATTGTGGATCTACAAACACATACTGTACTTCACGCATACAGGCAACGTATCACTGCAATGCGTGCGGTAATGAGTTTACTAATTCATACTAGACTAAATCATAACAAAAACTCAATCGGATACTTCATAATTAAATAATCGCTCCGTTTATATCCAGGTCGCTCGTGAAAATCGTATAAAAATCCAATAGTATCTTTCATCTCAATTTGTATCCAACGTCCACGCTCAGATACAAACAGAAGATTAAAAATACCCTGGTCATTTCGTGTTGTAATTGGAAAGGTATTCATTAATTCAAAAAGTCTGTCGACTGTTCCCGCTTCAATGATTTTTGTGTCAAATATCATTAAAGTTGTCTGAAAGTAATCACAGTTTAAGCGATATGTCAAGAGTAGTTTCTCGGTAACATCCGAATCAAGTGTCAATTCAAACTGGGACTCGAGTGTTTTCTCAAATTCAGGATACGAATCACTGTGAGCTAGCAGAGAATAGGAAGGTATACAGACTGCTTTCATTCTGCTCAACGGTCCCTGAACTTTCATTCCCGCATCCATATAAAATACAATATCCCATTTCTTGAACCAGATATCCATTATATAAAATTTCATAAACTGAAAGATACGATTTTTCATATAGTGTGAATGGCCGTGATAAGGCTTAGCATTCCAAAAGTTTAGAACGGCACTAAAATCTCGTTCTGGGAGAACACGAAATTCTGCTTGTAAAGACTTACACATTTTATTATTTTCAGGATTAATCATAACATCCTCTGTTGTTAGAATTACAATATCATCTTTCCATTCGCCAATAGTTCGTACCTCATAAATCGTTTGAAACGTCTTATGTAAGTAGTTATCATTTGTTACAAAAACTAAGACCCACGTCTTGTCTGTATTCATTGCTCTATACTGTAGTAACATCTCTAAGCACTGCTAGAAATTAACAAAACAAAGGATATACTTTAGTATTTGCAGGAATCTCCCCTTTGAATTCAAATACGGTAAATGGCTCCTTGTCTAGCTGCTCACGCGGTACTGCATTCTTGACCTTCTTTGCAATCACTTGATATAAGTCAAAGCCAGGATACCGTTCAGATGTATCAGTCTCCCACAAAACATTTTTACCGTCCTCATCAATAAGCCACGACCACAAGACATTAAAAAGAGGTGATACTGTCTCATTCTGTGTACGCCCGTGTTCTGTACTTAGAATAGTCCCGCCTTCCTTATCTTCTGGCACATCCTTGAAAAGTGGCTCTATAATGGAAACTGACAGGCGGCACAAGTCAAAGGAAGGATTCGGATAGACACGAGGTTCTTCAGGATTGTAGATAGGTCCGAAGTTATACTGGCCACCTGCTTCATTATTGTGGTGATAGTCGTCACTGATACAGAGTGTTTCATTATGAGTGTAAATAGCACGACCAAAATCAATGATACGAAAGAGTTTTCCGTACGTGGGTACACGCCATATACGATTATCCTTTGTCTTATAATACAAGAATTCTTCATTACAAGGTGTCCAAAGGATATTATTACTGTGTAAATCATTATGTGTCATTGACCAAATACTCTGAACTTGGCACAGAGCCGCAATGACTTGAAATAGCCACGCAATCCATTCACTTTCATTAATTGGATCCGCTGTATCCTCTGTATCAAGTAATGAATCCATTGTATTGGTATTTGTCTCTAAAAACATCAAGAGTGTGGGGAACTCTTTGAGAGCCGCAAAGAATGTAACTTCTTTATTGATGCTTTCACTATCGCTTTCATCATCATTATCGTTTTCGTTTTCGTTTTCGTTTTCACTATCATTTTTACTTTCAGTATCACTTTTGCTACTCTTGCTGCTATGCGTTGAAAGTGAAACTGATCGCAAACTACCACTCTCAGATCCAGCTCCTTGGTTTGTAGACGAAGATGGCATATCGTGTAGCTCAGTAGCAGTTTCAAGATTTACCTCAGCCCTATGACGAGGGGATTTACAATCTGAATCACAATCTGAATCAGAATCTTCAGTGGCATAGTCGGAAATATCATCCGGCGGTTCCATTAATGTATCATCGCTTGACAAGGGCACTCCGCCTTCAAATCCAACCAAACTAAAGACGCCTTGTTGCTGCCGCTTCCAGAACCAACTCTCAAACCGAATCTCAGAGAACTCCTCCGTTAGATTGTAATAGTACTGATTCGCAATTGCCAAATAGGCTCCGTAAAACAAAGAAAAATGTGGTGATAATCCTGATTCCCGAAATTTGCTTAACATATAACACGCTACGGCATCTACGTAGGCCTGATTGTGGGGATCGTGTAACTTGCTAAAGAGTTTGGCAGACTTGGGTCCAGGAGCCGGCAAAGCAGGGTGCTGGGCAACAGGATAGTGACCTTGAATCATCTGATAGGCATCAAGCAGATGAGTAATTTTACAGTACCCTGAGATATCAACTAGTTCTTTGGGCTGACTGTTAATGAAGCTCTGTATCCGTCCTGAGAAAGGTCCCGACCGCTGAGGCACGCTACCGTAAATCTCATCAAGATGCCACCGATGATCAAATCGCAAAAAGGAACTGTATTGTTTGCTGCGAGCGAAGCGAATCATACCAGGGTAGGTTGTCTGTAAAGGCTTGAAGCGAGTCTCAAGAGCAGTCCTTAGAGATGCAGGTGGCTCCTTCTCCCAGACAGTCGGATCTGGGAGAGGCATTGTCTGTAAAACCGGATAGGGAGATGACATTTACTTGAGGTCTGGATCTTCAGAAACATTTGAAACCGCACGTGAAACTGAAGTTCATTGAATTCCTTTCTCTCACTAGAAACTACAAATGGCAGCATCAGCAGCAATGAATCTTCAATTGAAAAAATTCAGTATGGTGAATACTCCTGAGGATGCCGTATGCATCTTTATTGGTCGCAGACGCACGGGAAAATCCACTCTCGTCCGGGATTTGCTTTTTCACCACAAGAATCTGCCGCTCGGAACTGTAATTAGTGGAACAGAGGAATCTAACGATTTTTACAAGAAAATGGTGCCGCCGCTCTTTATTCACGGTGCATACTCGCCTGTAATCATTCAGAATTATGTCAATCGGCAGAAGCTCATTATGTCAAAAATTATGAAGGAGCAGCAAGAAAGAGGACAATCCCGGATTGATCCAAGATCATTTTTGATTCTTGATGACTGCTTATATGACGACACGTGGATTCGTGATTTGAATATTCGCTATTTGTTCTTGAACGGTCGTTGGGTTAAGGTCTTTTTCTTGATCACGATGCAGTACCCGCTTGGAGTTCCGCCTATTTTGAGAACAAACGTAGATTATGTATTCATTCTGCGTGAGCCCTATATGAGCAATCGCCGTCGTATCTTTGAGAATTATGGATCGGCCTTTCCTTCCTTCGAGTTCTTTTGTCAGGTGATGGATCAGTGTACAACAAATTACGAGTGTCTTGTTATCAGTAACAACACACAAAGTAATAAAATAGAGGATATCATCTTTTGGTACAAGGCGGAGCTACACGGGGATTTTCGTATCGGTGCGCCTGAGTTCTGGACACACTCCGCTCAGCATTACAGAGACCAGGAAGAGTCTGAGATCAATAAGTATGATCCTGCCTCAAGTGTAAAGTTGAAGGGGCCTGCAATCAACATCATACGAAAGAACTAGATATCTGCCTTGAGTAGATACACGATGTTCAAGATACCGCTCTGGATTGCGTTTTTATTGATTGTAGGTGTGGGTGCTATTCTCCTTGGACTATCCAGTTTTGCTGCGATTGAAGGATTTATGGCAGGAGGTCCTGGTATACGCTGCGGAACTGATCTGCCCGAATGTGGAGGTGGAACTGACTGTATAAATGGATTCTGTAGAGTTAAGAATCCACCTGTCTTACCGCCAAATGAGATTCCTACATATCCTTGACCTCCATAATCAAAAAAATCAATCCTCACGGATTCACCTGGCATCTCAAATTTCTTAAATTTGAGATGCTACTGTAGTAAGAATGGCTCTTGAGTTAGGAAAAGGACTCGGTCTCTTTCTATTTGTTACAGTTCTCTGCTTTGTTGTTGTCCAGATGATGAAGCCGACAGTCTATGCGCCTCCTGCGGCAGGTGCTCGTGCCGCGGTCCTACCGTGCCAGGCGAATGGCCAGTGCCCTGTTGGTCAGCAGTGCGTAGGTGGCATCTGTGCTGAGGGGTTCACGGCTGCTGTAAATGTCGGCCAGGATATGTCATCGTGTACTGAGAAGCAGTGCCAAGGTATCAATGCTCCGTGTCCCAGGAAGGACACACCCTGTTCTGAGGGTACGTTCTGCCAGGGTGGTTCGTGTGTAAATATCGCCGCCCCGGATCAGGGCACCGCGTACAATCAAATCGGAATGTTGAATTTGAATTAGACTTTATGAAGAGAGCGTGTTAACAGGTACTGTAGGAACCTCATCAGACTTTACGGCCTCAATCGTAACAAAAGGCTTCTGCGCAGCCTCCTGCTTACGATCCATTGCTAGATCGCCCTTCGGGCCAAACATTGATCCCCAACCATCTTCTGATGACTCTCCGGATACCGGATTACCATCAGCGGACAGCACAGCCTTCTTGCTTGCACCCTTTACGGAGTCCTTACGCTGTTCAGTCACGAACTTGTCGCGCGCCTCCTCATTGTCCTTGTAGCGCTTCATCAGCTGGTTGAGCTGGTCCTCCGCGTACTCCTGATCCTGGACCTGGTGCGGCTTAGGATCCCACGGCAGCCACTTGCCAACCTCACCGAGGAAGATATTGTGAATGGCGTCAGAGCGCTGGAGCTTCTTGGCCATCGCAACAGCCTCACCGTGAGTTCCAGTGACTCCCCGGACTTTCAAGCCACGCATACTGGTGTGAAAATCATTCTTTGCAAAGAAATCCTCTTCAAGCTTGGTCTGCTGCTTGAACAAGAAGTCGTCGTAGGCCTCCTTGATCGTCGTCTTCTTGATGGCCTTGTCGTTTTCCTTTACGAAGTTGTGGTAAGTCTGGAGTACTGATGCCATATCGAGGCGACCCTTACGGCAGAGAAGCGCAGCACCACTCATATCCGGACCTACGGCCTCAAAGCGATCGGCTTCGGCGGTCAACTTATCGTTGATTCCCCGGACAACTGAAACGAGATAGGTCTCAAGGTTCCGGATCTTGTAATCAACTTCATACTGCTTGACAAACTCGCCGAAGAAGAACTGGTCCTTACTGTTAAGGACTGACTCAGGGCTCAGGAAGGAAAGCAGTACAAACTTCTGGCTACGGATTTCAGGATCCTCCTCAAGAAAATCTTCTTTGGTTTCTTTTGGTTGGCTGGGGTTTACAGACTTCTCAGAGGACATTGGGTTCTGCGTTATGAAAAGAGAAAGTCTTAAAGTATCTTAGCGCAGCATCTCAAATTTTAGAAATTTGAGATGCCAGCTGGAACCGTTCAAATTCATTTCCTTAGAAATGAATTTTTACGGTAGCGCAGGCCGGCCACATAATTTCTACCTAGAAGGTATAAGAAGATGGATTATTCCTTTGGTGATGTTTTAACCGCTGTGCTCAAGTATCTGATTGAGGGCCTCGTCGTCGCGTTCGTCGCGGTGCTCGTCCTGAACCCGAAGAAGCCCAACTTTGGTGAAATCATGACAATCGGAGTTGCCGCCTTCGCCACGTTCGCGCTCCTTGACACGTTCACCCCGTCCCTCGCGGTCACGGCTCGCCAGGGTGCTGGCTTCGGTTTGGGCGCGAACCTCGTTGGCTTCCCGCGTATGTAAGAACATCCGCTTGCAGTAAACACCGCGTATGTAAATACGCGTTCGGTAAACCCCGCGTATGTAAAGCACTTTTTAGAAAAAAGTGCACAAAAACCAAGCAACTTATATTAAAAAGTCTTAAATCAATTCATTGTTTGTCTTGAATGAAAAACAATGATTTGTTGATTAATTTATTGATTACGATTCTTACGGGTTGTCTTGCCTTTGCCGAGGTGAATCTTGCGACTGCCACCTCTTCTTTTTCTTGGTTTCGGGGGCTGTTTTTCCATTAATTTTTGTACCATTACTGAAGTACCTTCATCTTTGTCTACGATTATATTGTTATCATTACAAAGACGGTGTAATTCAAGATATGGTAATGCTAAAAAATCAGATTCTTCCATTGTATCAAAATCTATAGGTATTTCTCCATTATTATAACGATCATTTGCAATAAGCCTAGCAATAAGTACATCTTTATTTCCGCTAGTTTCTAATTTTCTTTTAGATAATTCAGTTTGTAGGACAGTTTTTGTCCATATCTTCTTATCAGAATATGTTTCTCTTATAGCTCCAGCAGCCTTAGCAGCAGCTTCAGCACCAGCAGCAGGAGCAGCAGCAGCAGAAGCAGCAGCAGCAGAAGCAGCAGCAGGAGCAGCAGCAGGAGCAGCAGCAGGAGCAGCAGCAGGAGCAGCAGCAGGAGCAGCAGTAGCTGGAGCAGCTCCAGCTGGAGCAGCACCAGCAGGAGTCACTGTAACGACCCCACCAAGATTGCGCTGCTTCAACTTCTGGTACATCCGATCAGCCATTATATACCGAAACACTCCACACGCAGGATTCAAATAGGTTGAAGCCTCGGTATTACATTGTTCTTGAACTAATCCTTCAAGAAACAATGCATAGACTTTATTATCATACCGAAGTTGCTGATCTTCAAGTAATTGATTCTCACTCTTTGTAAATTTTAACTGCTTCCAATCCTCTTTTGCATCGTCTGGTTTTCTAATTTTATACTGTTTATCACCAAGTGTGACTGTATGAAGTTTATTCTGATCTGTTGGTTCATCTACAAGACCTGTACCTCCTGAAGGCGCAGGAGCGACTACCTTCGCAGGAGTGGCAGCAGAAGCAGTAGCGACTACCTTCGCAGGAGTAGCAGCAGGAGCACCAACAGCACCAACACCAACAGCACCAGCAGCACCAGCAGTAGGGATAGGAGAAAAAGAAGCACGAGGCTTAGGGTTAGCAGGAGTATCAGGCCGACCTCCTGCTTGTAAACCACGATCACCAAAGGTAATCTGCGACACCCAGCCGGGAGGTGCGCTCCAGATATGATCTTGCTTGCCTCTGAGTGTCTGAGTTTTCATTTCCTTATCACGTGAATGAGCAGTTGAAGGCTTTCGGAAACTTACAGTCACAATATGCTCAGATTCATCAGCTCGCTTGAGGCCTGCTTTGGATGTACGAATTGTATCAATGTCAAGCGAACCAATGGCCTGCGAATGACGCTCAAACACTAGACGAGGATCTGGCAGATATCCAAACGCAATTTGTCTTTCAGAATCCGGTACGGAGTAGAAAAAGAGGCCATCCACGACCGGTAAGTTTGAGCTACTTTCCTCTTGGCGTTCTCCGACAACAATAATGTGGCCAGGATACTTGGATGCTAAGGACTCAATTCCACGATGAATCCATTCACCGTCTGCCTTGCTTCCTCCAGCAGTTAATGGCTCAGCAAAAATCACATAGGTTTCAGATTGCATTTGAATCTGTACGGCAGCCCAACCGAGAACATCTTGTGCGGCCACTTTGTCACCCCGCAAAGGTGCAACCACATATCCTTTCGTCTCGCGTTCATTCAATGAACCGATAACAAAAACGGGATCTGCTGCGGCAAAACGAGGTTGGTGCCTTGACGGCACTGACGGCCCGAGAGTACGTTTCCAGAGTGTATGAAACTTCTTAATCGTAGTCGGTGTCGAGCGAAATCCATCTGTCGACGGTGTAACGGGAATTAAAACAGGTGATGATTTCCACTGCGGCTTAGATGTCTTTCCACCACCTGTCGCAGGATCACCTAATCCACCGCCTTGTACGGCAGTGAAATGTGCTGATGGATTATCCGGAAGTAGACTGACTGAAGGATTTGACATACCCTCTCTAATCTACACTACGTAATTTTGGCGCTTAAGAAAAACCTCAATCAACTCAAGCATACGATGGAGGTCCTACAAGAACCGATCACTCTCATTCCTCAAAGCGCAATTGAGGGGACGGCGCCTGATTCGCAAACCAGAAGGCGCAAGATTCATTGCAAGCAGGAACTGATTGTAATGAGTCTTCAAGCATTTTATTCGAGTCGTAAGGATCTGAAGGAAGTGATTGAACTTCTACAGGGCACCGCCACAATCAGTCTTCGGCTGATTGATTGGTTTGTGACGAATTATGCAAAGCGTCACAACATTGGCTATGTTCTTGATGGTCAGGAATTTATGGTCTATATGAGCTACAAGAGTCAGCTCAAGGCGTACAGTAAGAAGTTGTTTGATCCTTTCTGTAGACGTGAGCGTATAATGTTCAGTCTGCCTGGGGTTGAGGCATTCGTCACAACTGTCGGTAAACTCAACTTCTTCCGATGGGCTATCGAGAAGAATATCATTGAGTATCTGAAGAAGAATCAGGAGGTTGTGGAGACAGAGATGAATGCTCATATGAAGCAGTTGAGTCGGTCGCGCTCAACGCGCACGGGCACGGATTCTTCCACATCAACAACTGGCTCAGCAATTGCCTCAACGGCAAATGGTTCTAACAGCAAGCGTGTTCGGACAACATTCCAGACTGCGCCGAATCACACTGTCTGTCACCGTGTAGTGGATATCAAGATTGAGTTTGACTAATACAGATCAAAAACTATAAAAGACAGATCGGCAAGTAGACCACCACAACAAAAGAGAAAGAGTACTTTTTCTTCAACTGTGAGTTCTTGTTTTTCTGATTTTCTGTAGAAATAGATGACTAACCAAAGGAAAAAAGGAATCGCAAAATAATCTCCAATCTGAGGAAGCTTCATTACTTTCTGACTTATCTTGATTTTTTATTTTGAAATGCCTAGTACACACCAATCGCTCTAAAAAAGACATCAGTAAGTAAAATACCACAAACAAAGAAAAAGAGTAGATTTTCTTCAGATGTCAGTTCTTGTTTCTCAGAATTTTTTTTTTACCCGTAGTCTAAGTTAGAGAGTCAAATCCTTCTCAAGAAATTTGACACCAATCGCTCTAAAAAAGACATCAGTAAGTAAAATACCACAAACAAAGAAAAAGAGTAGATTTTCTTCAGATGTCAGTTCTTGTTTCTCAGAATTATTTTTTGTACTTGAAGAAAATCTACTCTTTTTCAAGGGATTTGACATATTAAATCCTCTTCTAGTACTAAAATATAAAGCTATTGACATTAAACAATAAATTCCAGCAATTCCAATTAGAGTTAGTTTCATTCCTTTCTATTTCGTCTTGATTTTTTATTTAATCGCCGTTTGCCACCCATAGGCGCCAAACGAAATCGTTTCTTTGTTCCATTTTTATTAATAACCGCATTAAATTTTACTTTATCTTCTTGTAGCTTTGCTTTTAATGCAATATAATCATTATAATCACTGTCAATCTCATCAATTCTCCGTTGAATTTCTTCAGGTGAACCATAGACTTCAGGCTTATTTAATTCTAAATTAGGATACACTTTTGCAATATTTTTAAGAGTTGAAAGAGGATCTTCATAAAAGCTCTTCTTTAGATTCATTGTAAATAGATTTTCAAATTTTTCATCTTTTAGTGGCTTTGCGAGATTACGCTCCTTTGCGAGAACACGCTCGAGAATTTTCTTATAATTAATCAAGTGTTTTTTCAAGTCAATTAATCTCAGATGGTTATCGATATTGCTTGGAACATTAAAAGGATGTGAAGGAGGTGGACCATTTGTAATTCTGTATTTCTTTTTTAATGCTGACATTGGTTCTTCAATGCTTATAACATTTGTATTTAAAAAATACTCATTTAAATTAATTCTTCGAGCACTTTCATTTTCTTCATTAATTTCAGAAGTATTTGTAATAATTCGTACTTCAAATTGTCTTCTTCCAGAGTCACGATCATTTGGTAAAGGAATTAATATATTTTCATATAAAATACTACTAGAATAGTGCTTTCCTCTCGTAAAAATATCAGTTTTTAAATTATCAAAAAAATTAGGATCTCTTATCCGAGTAAAATCTTCTAAGAAAAACTCAGGATTTTCAATCAACTCATAATTAACTATTGGCCTTCCATTGACTATTTCTTTTTTTGCTAAAAAAAAATTAGCATTATAGACTACCGGTGCTGCCGCTACTGCCATCTACCTCTGACTTAGAATTGCTATATTGGCAATTAGAATAGCAAGAGATCCGCCAGCCGCCAGAACAGACGGTTTTTCGCCCTCAAAAAGATAACCAAAGACAAATGCTGCGACAATTCCAAAGAAACTCAGTACACTAAAGATCATTGTGGAGACATAGGGAATGGCGGCGAAACGCATTGAATATCCGATGAATCCAACAAGTGCATTAAAGAGAATCATAGGGACCCACGACTTGGTTGACAGATCCAGTTTTGGTAAACTTGTGTTAGCGTTAGCAAAAAGAGACGCAAGACCCACAACCGGCAACATCCACGCAAAGCTTCCACCGTACAATTCAAACATTCCTCTGAAGGTCGTTTCTTTATTGCCGAGAAGTCGGAAGAAGAAATAGATCATTGATTCGGTAATACCAGAGAAGACTGCCGCAAGTAGACCAAGAGGTTTCTCAGCGTTCAAAAGTGTACCGACATTAGGCTGAGCAATCATCAACATTCCCGTAAGTGCGAGAACAATCCAAGGCATCTGATACCAAGGAATACGCTCATTAAAAATGAAATATGCACCGATCAAATTCCAGATTGGATAGGCGTAAAAGATAGCCATCGCGTTGCCGGCGGGAAGATCTGAAAACGCCTTGTAACTGACACCGACGTGAAAGAGATTCAGAAGGCCGCCACCGGATGTATTCATTAGGGAAACATCTGAGAAGCCTTGTTTGCCGAAGCCGAGAATGAAAGCGGCAATGCTGGTGTAGACAAGATTTCGTACAAAAACTTGTGTCCACAGATTGGTATCAACGGACTTAATTAAGATGGGGTAGGATGCTAAGATGACCTCGCTCGCTGGAACTATAAATTCTGCTAGCCCGATCATTGGTCTTTAATAAGTGTAGTTGTTTTACATCTTCCTGATGTGAAAACCCTTTTTACATCTCCTTGATGTGAATTTGTTCGTTAGAACTAATTTACATCTCGCTCTTGCGCTTGGACGCCTCCTTCATCGCCGCGCCGAGCTTGACATTCTTGTCCTTCTTCTTCATCTCCTGGTAGATCTTCTTGACGAAGTTCGTCCACTTGGAAGCCTTACGCGTTTTCTTGCCGCCGGTTCTTTGCTTGCGAGTTGCCATTCTTATACTAGTGAACAGGAAATTAATCTAAAACAGGCTCCTAAGACAATATACCGCATAGGCTTGGCAGACAATCAGTCCTGATACAAGAAGAAGTGAATATTCAGGCTTTTTCTTGTAAAGCTGAATGAATAGATCAGGATGCTGAAACGCAATAAGAACAGGAAAGGTTGAAGCATAGGATAACATCATCCATCCAATTTTGGGTAGATGTACACCAATAAGTAGACCTCCCACAAAGATATCTAGATGATAAGTCTGAATCTGAGTCTGTGCTTCCTTTACGTATACCAGAAGTATCTTTTCAGTGTCATCAATCTGGGAGCGTAGGCCATTTACCGACTCTCTGCAACCGCAAGACCAGGTTGAATCAGTATTGCCGCAGCCTCCTAATAACCGTTGACAGACCTCTTCCTTATTCAAAACAGGGAGAGGTTCAGCTTCTGGCTCCGTTATCCGGAAGCTATTCGTCGTAAGATCAGGAAGCGTAGCACTTGGTAAAGCGTTGGTGTAATGAGTCGCCATTATACGTGTTTGACTACATCAAATGGCTTCAATTTTCACGGTACCACGCTGCCTAGTGTATTTAACTTGGTATCTTCAGCAAAACGAGCAGTATCATATCGTCCTGAAAAATTCCGTGTTAAAATTCGTTTTGATTCTGCAATACCTTTATCAGCGCGACTTTCAACGACTACGGATTTGAGTTCACGCATAGCGTTACGAGGATCAAATCGTGGAGCATACTGATCAAAATAGGAATTGCCTTCAAGCTTGGCTCCATTAGGATCAAATGGCGCGGCTGGAAGCGTTAGCGGCTGTTGTTGGCGCGAAGGTATTCCATTTTGATCATAAAAGGTATCGCCTTTACGATTAATTAAATACGCCAGTTGGGCAGACGGCCGATATAAACTCTGAAGCACCGGAGGGTCAGAATTCCACGACTCAGTGAATCGTGCGTTTACTACATCACGACTTGATGGTTCACGACGAGAACGTATGGCAAATTGAGGTAAAGGTGTAGGGTCTATTTTTCTTACCGGGATAATCACCGACATCTAAACTGGTTATACAGACTAAATGAAGATGTTTGTACTTCCGTACTGGAAGTCTGTAGATGATAACTGGATTCATATTCATCTTTTTTTGTCAGACGGTGGACGAACATTATGGCAGGTCGATGACGCTCTAAAACCGGCGCAAATCAAGGCAACACTCAAAAAGAATGATCTTTTTGCGATAGGTACTCCTGTAAAACAGAATGGTATCTATTTTGTTGAAATTGACACTGTAAAGACAAATCTTACAGAATTCTTTTCGTGGGATGAAATTGATCCAGTAAATGGATCTGAAGATTGTTGGAGGCAGTTACACGTACCGGTAGAGTTATCTACGTGTAAGGTATTCCAAGAAATCTACTGGAAGTCAACAGCCTTACCTGAAGTAGAGTCTGTACACGCTTTTTTTAGCAAGGTCTAAGGCTGTCGCACGTTAATACTATAGAAGGTATGAACCAAGATAGCAGTTCAAGAGGTAAAACTTACAGAAAGTCTCACTCAGTACTTGATGTAAGTGGTGCAGTTGCTCTTGGATTTTACGAAAAGACCTTCCAATTTCTTCACCAGGATGCGGAAAATGCTCTTCATAGACCGTGGCATAAGATTGAACGTGGTCTTCGTATTGGTCGTCTCCGTGATTTTGTTGAGCGGGAGAAGGCTAGACTTACTCTAAATGCTGATGATGAGGAATTGTTGTTTAAACTTTTAATTAAGGGTCTTGATCGTAAAATCTTGAATAGTAAGGCATCAGTAACATATGATACCGATAAGGAGCAAATTACTGAAATTAAGGGGCTCGTAGCGCACACGACAGCTACGGGAAGCACCAAGTATTCACTCATTGAAAAGAAGCCAGTTGCGACACAAAAGCGGCGACAAGTGTCAGCTGCTGCGACAACAACAGGGCCGACAGTACAAGCTCCTGCCACTCAAAGAGATGTCGCATAAGACTAGTAGAGAATGGAGCCTGCTGAAAAAGTCAAGTCCAAGGCACAAAAAATGAAAACTTATCAACCTGTACCTGATGAAGTACACTTGATGTTTGATGAGCTTTCTAGATGCCTTGAAGAGTGGGAAACTGTAATGCCAAAGCCAAGTCATACAGACTTAATTGATGAATGGAAGATGGATTTCAAACGGTACGTTCAGACAATCTATCCAGTAGATGATGCTGATACGGAGATAAGATCTGAGCTCGTCAGCGATATTAGTTCAGGTCTCGTTGAAGCCTATTCAACGTGGGCTCAACCGGCCTATACTGAGCCTGTAGATTCAGGTACGGTTCACGCTCTTCTTAGCAAACCTCAGACAGAACAGCGTACACAGAATTGGTATTCTGAATTTCTGATACGAGTAACAGCAAGTGAAATCTATAAGATCTTTGGTAGCCCACGTGAGCGTGCGACTCTAGCCTTACAGAAAGCCGGTAAGATTGAGCTTTCTTCACGTGGATCTACAAATATCTCACGCTTGGCAACAATGACACCCTTTGACTGGGGAATCTGTCTTGAGCCGGTCGTTAAACTTGTTCTTGAATCTGAGTGGGATGCACTAATTCACGAGTGTGGACGATTTGTACATCCGACAGATCCTCGTTTCGCCGCGAGCCCTGATGGCCTAGTTCTGAGATCAAAGAAATTTAAGGAGAGAGGT